TTTAATGGTGTAGATGCAAATTTGTATCCATCAGCATCTAATGCTGAAGATACTGGCACAGTTCGTATGGATTTTGTTAGCAATGGGTTTAAACTTAAAGTTTCTGGAGGAAGCCACCCAAATGCTTCAACCAGTTACATCTATATGGCTTTTGCAGAACAGCCATTTAAATTTAGTAATGCAAGATAGGAGAAAATTATGCCTTGGAAACATAATGGAATAGTAATCAAAGAAGGAAAGTCTTGGTCAGATGGCACTTATAAACACCCTTATAATTGGGCAAGTGCTTGGAGTGATGCAGACAAAAAGAATTTTAAGTTAGTTTGGGAAGAAGAAGAAGATACAAGTTTTGACAATCGTTTTTATTGGGCAAAAGGTATTGAACGAAAACTTGATGACGAAGATGCTAAAGATGCAGATGGTAAACAACTGTATCAAGAAGATGGCAAAACTAAACTTATCAATGAGGGATTAAAAACAATATGGATAAGGCAAACTAAACAAACAACAAATAATCTTTTATCTAAATGGGATTGGCAAATAGTCAGAAAAGCTGAAAAAGACAAAGCTATAGATAGCAATGTTGCAACTTATAGAGATGCAGTTAGAACAGCATGTGATGCTATTGAAAAAAAAATCACCGATTGTAAAACACTAGCAGATTTTATGAAACTATTTGATATACCAGTAGATAAAGACAATGTGCCAACTGGAAATGCACCAATATATGATTTTCCAGACGAGATATAAAGGGAGTGAGTTATAGACCCTGCAACCATAGGATTATTACTAACTGGGGCTTCTAAAGCCTTTAATTACCTTAAACAAGGTGTTGCTTTAGGAAAAGATATTTCTGAAATGTCAAGTCAAGTATCGACATTTATGAGTAACACAAGTGATATTGAGAACTTTGAAAAAAGGGCTAAAAATCCAACATTAATTCAATCTATATTTAATAAAGGGAATGTTGAACAAGTTGCCATTGATAGTTTTATGGCTAAGAAAAAACTGCAAAAGCAAAGGCAAGAATTAAGAAATATGATAATGATGTCATATGGAGAAGCAGGTTGGCAAGACTTCATTAAAGAAGAAGCAACGATTAGACGAAACAAACAAGAGTTTGAGCATAAGCGTATTGAGCAAAGAGATAAAATTATAAATTATTGTGCGATATTTTTATTAGTATGCACAATTATTGGTTTTATTGTATTTTTGGCATATTTGTATAAAATGAAAAACTGATGATAAATTTTATATATTTAACATTAGGTATATGGTCTTTTAGTTTTTTAGGGGGTTTTTACTTTGGCTAAACAAAAAAAATTTCAAAAAGATAGTGTTTTTTCAGATTATGACACCGATGGTGATGGTGTAGTTTCAGATGAAGAATTAAGCCATGTCAAAGAAATAAAAGAAACTGAAACAAAACTTAGAAAAAATTTAGCACAGCTTAGAATGGCAAGATATACCTTAATATTTATGGGTGTATATGCTTTATTACTTGCTTCACCATTAATAACATTAGAAAGGCTAGAAAAACTTTCTGCAATTACTGACCTTCTATTTTTAAGCGGTTCTTCGATTGTTGGCTTCTACATGGGTTCAACTGCTTACATGAGTAAAAACGGAAAATGAAACCAGCCTTTTTGTTAGCCTGTTATTTAAGTGGAATTCCAGCGGGAAATTTGCATTTATCAAATGTGCATAATTGTAAATATTTTCAAAAGTATTTACATAAACAAGAAGTAAGAATTGGTGATGAAACAAAAAATTATCAATGTTATTGTAAATTAGTAAATGTAAATGAAAACATGAGATTATATTGATATATAGTATAAAAAATTATATGGTGTTTACATGGCAAAACTAGAACCAAAAACAAGCAAAGAACATTTAGTCAATCTTTACAATAAGATAGAACATTTGGAAACTAACCATATTTATCATCTGCAAAAAGAGGTAAAGAAACTGAACTATGTTTTATGGGCTATTGGTTTTATGGTTGGTACACAGTTTATAGCTTTTGTATTATCGAGGGTAGAATGGATTTAGTAACTTTACAGGAAGATATAATTCGTGAAGAAGGCGGGTTATTGCTTGAGCCTTATCAAGACCATTTAGGATTTTGGACAATCGGTTGTGGACATTTAATTCGTGACCATGAAAAAGAAGAACTTATGAAACCGATTACACATGAAAGAGCAGTTGAACTATTTCAAAAAGATTTAGATGTTGCGATTGATGATGCCAATACTTTTTGCGAAGGTATGGATATTGATGACAATGTAAGGGAATGTGTAATTCATATGTCATTTCAATTAGGTTTACCAAAACTAAGTCAATTTAAAAAGTTTAAAGAAGCCCTACAAAATAATGATATTGAAACAGCTATTTTAGAAATGAAAGACAGCCGAGCCTATAACCAAACCACAAATAGATGGAATAGGCTTATCGAGAAAATGGAAAAAAGCATATGATAGCTAGTTTATTACCTGTAGCTTCAAAGTTATTAGGCAAATTTATTGAGGACAAAGACACAAAAAATAAACTAGCACATGAAATTGCTACTATGGCAGAAAAACACGCCCAGCAATTAGCATTAGAACAAATAAAGGTAAATCAAGAAGAAGCAAAAGGTAATTGGTTTCAAAGTTCATGGCGACCTTTAATTGGATGGATTTGCGGTTTGTCTTTAATGATAAATTATATGATTTCACCAATATTAGCTGGTTTTGGTATAATTATACCACAAGCTGATATGTCGGTTATGATGCCACTTTTGTTTGGTATGCTGGGAATTGCTGGTATGCGGTCTTATGATAAAACAAAAAAAACGGACACAAAAAAATGATGGTTTGCATGAATTGCTACCAAAAAAATTCAATACTTTTATTTAATAAAGAAGTTATAGAACTAGAAAGTGAAAGACATATTTGGTCATTACATCAATACAAATGTAAAATTTGTAATGCAATACACCAAGTATCTGTACCAAGAGAAAAAGCCAATGATGGATTTATTCAGACATCTGCGAACACACACTAAAAAAAGGGAGATTGGAATGTTAGAAAAATTAAAAAATATTTGGGAAACTTTTGAACAATTAAAAACATGGGTTCAGATTTTAATTTTTTGTGCTATCCTAATTGTAATACATTCAACTGTATTACATTAAGAGGTAAATATGGCACTAACTAAAAAACAAAAAAAATTACCTAAAGGCTTACAAATGGCAATTCTAAAAAGTCAGAAAAAAGGTAATAAGAAAAAGAAAGGAAAAAAATAATGCCTTATCATACAGGAAAAGGTTCTCACTCAAAGGGAATGAAAAAAAAGGGTAAGAGGAAAAAAAACAAAATGAAGATGCGAAAGAAGAAGTAATTGGTCAAAGTAGCTTCGATTAAAAGATTTACAAAAAACCTTACATCAAGACAACAAAAGACCATGAACCGCCATGCAAGACATCATAGTCTAAAACATATGCAAGAAATGGCAAAAGACATGGCAAAGGGTAGAACATTCGCACAAGCCCATGTTCGAGCAATGCGGAAAGTTGGAAAATGAGTGGTTTCACAACTACATCAACTATTTCCGAATTAATTGATAAAAGACCGATAAATCGAAAAAAGAGGTCAAAAAGGCGAAATAAATCGTCATATAAAGCCCGTCAGCGGGTTTTAAGGCTTCGTAAGGTCTAATCATACATGGAAAATTTAACACCCCGCTGGAATGTTTTTTTGAATAATACTTTTGATTTCGTCTAAACATTCGGTGATTTCCCCTTGCACTATATAGTGGGGTGTTCCCATAGCTTTTGATTGTATAGCCCACAATTTTTGAGAATCAGACAACCGCCCTTTTTCTGTTTTTAATTCAATATATAAAATTTTGCCTTGAGGATATTCTATAATTATATCGGGGCAACCAGCTTTCAATCCCATTTTTTTTAGTTTTACTTTGTAAGAAACAGGTCTATTTCCTTCATTAGGTACATGAAAATGGCGAAATCTATAGCTTTTCGATAAATAGTTCAGATATTCATTTACAGCAATTTGTAAGTCGTTTTCTAAGGTCATAGGGGATAATAACATATTACCCCCTATGTTTTGTTAAAAAATTGGAGTTCTTAACAAAAAGAGAGGACAAACCCCTGTGAGGAGGAAATTATTACCAAGGGGAAATGCTCAACTTTATAATATCCTTTTCT